GACCTATCTGCCTTGAAGAAACTTCAAGCTATGGTCCCTTGTCAAGATCCTCATTGTCGACTGTTCGGTACCGACCATATCGTGAATTATTACGATAAGCAAAGTCGGGTCCGGGCGGTCAAGTGCCCCTACAAACATGAAGGAGGGGACGTACCCATGCCTGAATCATCGACTATTACGAAAGAAGATGTTGATCGTGCGGTACAAGCAGCTTTGCAGGATCGCGATGAGGAGGAGAAGGACGACAAAATTGAACAAGAATTACTTGGACGTCTTGAAGCACTTCAACAAAAGATTGTCGAGAGTAAGGAGAAACAACCGTTCACTACGGTTGATGTTACTGCGCAACCAGCTTATTTGAGAACTAAAGATTATATCCAAATGCCCTCTGATCAGAAAAGACTTTTGGAACTTGATCGAGGTGCTACTCCATTGACTGACGAGGAAATTGAGAAGAATCAGATATCTGAGAAAAGTCAAAAGTCGGCAGCTGCAACATGTGTGCCACCGATTGATCACTCGGATTTCAAGAAACTGACTACTGAAGCACAAGCCTTGGTCAGTGGAAATGCTACTATTGATTTAGCCTTCGTTAGTAATCATGCTGGTTATGTAACCACTACAGGGTCGAAAGATGAACCTGTTCTTGTCAATGCTACGATCGTTCCTTGGGGTAGCAAGATTGGTGTTGCTATGGTTCGCCATTGTATCCCTGAACTTGAGGAAAAAACAAAAATGAAGTTCGATCATTTCATTTTCCATCACAATGATCGTGTCTTCAAATTGGATTTCAAGAATTTCGTCCCAGTTGCGAAGGATTTGCAAGTGTGTCCTGTTGACATTGCCATGCCCCACCCCAAATTGGGGGTTCCCAAGAAAGGGTTGGCTGTGTCTTTGGTTTTTAACCATCCACAGACACGCACGCTTAAGCTCGCACCTGGTGTCGTTACTTCTGATTTCAACGAAATTGAGATGACTTACAATTGTTCCTCTGTTTGGGGTGCTTGTTCGGGTCCCGTTTATGCAAGACCAGATAATGGTGACCCTTACATTGTTGGTTTCCATCGTGCCACTGATGTGGCCGCCTCTGATGTGCGTTATTTCATCCCTGTGACTGAGCCTTTGATGAAGATGTTCAAGGCAGGTCAGGGGCTTTTAAACGCATAGAGCCTCCTTTCGCCCCGCCTCCTATTTCCTTATCTCAACATATTTTTAAATATCAATCTTGGGGCGCAAAATTACAAGGAGGCCACCTTTCTTTACGACCGTCTCTTTCTATGTTGGGCCATGATTGGTCCTACGTTCCTTTCTTATGTCGTTTTCGGTCCGCCAGAGTTAAAAATGGAGAGTTCTACTATCCTATCCCGGTGACTGACAGAAAGTACTGCCAGTCGATACATGATGCAATGAAAAGCATCGGGTTTAAATATGAGCGTATGTACGGCCCTACTACGCCAACCTTCTTATCGTGCTACAAAGCTAAAGCGCGTTTTTCGAAGGACCCATTGTTCACTTCTCATTATTTCGTAGGTCAGCCAAGTGAAGTGCGATCACGTTTTGAGAGTGCCTGGATGACAGCTAAGGAGTTGTTATTCAAGCATATGTTACCCTTTGTAAGTGGTTCACAAGTGTTCACCTGGGATCAAGTGATAGCTGAAATTAATAAGAGCAAAGCCTCAGGATTTTTCTGGCGTGAACAGTTTCGTACCAAACGCGAGTGGCTTGCTAACCCTCGTGCTATGGAGATATTGGACGATTACTGGAATTCTCTCCTCACTTTCCGTTTCCACAAGACATTTTGGCTCGAAAAACAGAAATTGGAGGTTCGTTTACTTTCAAAGATAAAAGATGCAAAAATACGCGGTTTCGTGTGTTCATCTATTGAGTTAGTACTCGCTACCAATCGATTATGCCTAGACTTCAACAACAAGATGTATGAAGCTGGTAGTCGTTTTCAAATAATTTCTGTCGTCGGTATGAGCAGGTACAACAGAGGATGGGACAATTTGATACAATCCCATCTAGCCTGCAACCCATTGGGTTCATATTCTATTGACGTTAAGGGTTGCGATGCGTCACAACAACCTTGTATGATCTATGTAGATCATGAGCTGAGGTGTCTAGCTATCAAGATGA